CTGTCATGCAAATAGTGATGCGCTCCTAGGCAATAAGTTATTGCGCTGTGCCTCAGCTTCAAGTTTTTCTTTTAGACTGCCGACAACAAGTTTTGAAATGTCGTCAGGATCTATTGTATGGTCATCGCAATAGTCAATGATTGCTTCAAGATATCCTATAGATTTGAGACGAACCCGGCGCTCAATTTCAAGAGCAAACTCCTGTTTTGTTAAAATTTTTATTGGTAATTCTTCAGACATATTATATTTTGTGTTCAACTACTTTTAAGATTATTGTTTGTTCATTTATACGGCCATTTGCTGGTTTTTTCTTAACTGTTAAGTTTACAAACAATTTGTCAAGTTGTTTTGGTGTAGAACTTAAAATGTTATTTAGAGTCTCTTTGGGTTTACGAAGAGTTGCAATAAAGCTGCTTGACGTGTCATAGCCTTTTAATGAAGTTCCTTTTACTTCAAAGCCAGCCGCCCCAGATGCAACATAGACACTCAGCGCCCGCGTTTTTGTATTAAAGAGATAGAGTCTCTGAGAAGTTGGAATGCGAGTCGGAGAAACAGAGTCTAGGCTCCAGTCTGATGAATGTTGTTGATACTTTAATTTTGAAACCTGTTTGCTAGCATCCTTAACCTTTTTCTTACGAGGCTTGCGAGTAGAATTTTTAATTTTTGCATGGTTACGAACGTCACTAATCATGCTTTCAAGCGACTTTACAATCTTACGAAGTTCTGCCTTTGGTAAGTGCGAATAACCTTCAACAAGTTGTTCATCCTCACGCTGAAGCGCTCCGTTATACTCAGTATGGTTCTTTTCTAACCAATCAAGTATAGTCTTACAGCCTTGTGCAGGAATCTTAGAGTCTCGTAAAGCGGCAGACATATTAAAAGAAGCATTTCCAGAACGTGTGGTTGCCCATTGATCGGTGCAATCCTCAAGTTGCACAACAATCTCCTTGTGCACTCTCTCGCGTATACGATCAAGTGGACTTGGAGTTGCAACTTTAACCTTTGTGTCATCATTATTATCTGACGATGAGTTTGCTCGTAAAAGCGTAATTGCTCGTTTTAACTCATGATGCACAACTGACGCATCATCCCTTGGAACTGGCGGCTCATCATGAAAAGGAAGTGTTGCAAAATATTCTGTTGCTTGTGGGTGTATACTTGGCATTCCGCGCGTCAAGCATCGCACAAGTTTGCCAACAGTGCTTGGTAAAACGTTTGGGTTTGCCTCTTTGATTGCAGAGACATCATCCTTGTTATACCCGTTGATCTTCATCCAATCAAGCACGAGTGGCTTCATCGCTGCAGTATCCAAGTAGTAATTATAAAACCCTAAAGCACGAGCCCGTGTCTTATAAAACTTTTCAATTGGCCAAGTTTCCCAACCATTCCATTCTGGCTCGTCGCCTGTCCACTTTGCGTCTGGCGCAATTACGCGTCCAGCTTTAAATGCATTACTCATTTGTGTCAAAAATTGAAATTATTCTAGAAATTTTAAAGGCTCTCCACCCATTCACTTCAAGGTCATATGCCTTGATGCAGTCACAGTTTTCTCCGCTCGCACACGTCTTTTCTTTGATTGTATGCGGAGGAAGCAGACTAGGTTGAAGCGTACACTTCATACTACGAACTGTGCCATCAGCTTTGGTAAAAGTGACGAGTACGACTCCATTTTGAAGTTGCTCCAGTATTTTTTCTTTATCAAACTTATTGTTTGTCATAAGACTATTATACACCATTTTAGATTAAAAGTAAATAAGAAACTTTAATAAGTTTTGCAGCGATAACTATCAGCTTGCATTTTAAGTTCGCAAATTTTGCAGAGAGCGCTTTCATAAGACGCTCTCAAACTGTCACCCTTTGATTCGCTTTGACAAGTTATAAGCCAAAGCAAGTTTGCTGTTGTAGTGTCAATGTATACATAATGTTAGATATTCCATGCTGCTAATGTATGTTTAAATGGCTCTCCTTCAATTTCTGATACAAGTCGGAGCATCTCTGCTGAGATCTCACGTATCTCTAGCTGTGCATGCTCAGAGTTTCTCAACTTCAAAAAGTTTGCAAAGCTACGCATATTAAATTGAACATCAGCCTGAATTTGACTGTTGTATGTCTTAAAGAATCGAGCACTTTCCTTCGCTCGTTTACGACCAAGAATGGGTGTAAGGTCGGCAAGACAATCATGATAGAGCATATTACCAAGTTTTGTGTATTGCTCTAAGATTTTAACCCAATCAGCACCTTCATCAAGGTTTCGAAAGAATACCTTTGTTGTATTAGCTTGAACACCTTTCCAATCTTCAGGCAGATAATACTTGTCGTCGTTTAGTTCTTTATATCGGGCTGATTCAGCATTAATGCTAGAAATACGATGCTTGAGCAAATGAATATGAGTGGCAATGTCAGTATCAACAAGAAAATGCACGCTGCCTTTCTCAAACGGTGTTTCGTGACCATTAGACCACAACATGTTGATGAGTCCAGGAATGCGCGATTTCTTTTCATCAGTTAATTCTCGTGATGTGCTTGTCCACGCACTACAAGCGATAGTTTCATCACACCCATAATGCCCAATTAGTTCTACTTTATTTATCATAAATTTTACCAAGAAGATTGATAGAAGAGGCGTTCGTTATCCCAATCTGTATAGTCAATCAAACCCGAAATTATTTGAATACTGCTCTCTACTTTATCCCAATAGTAGTCGTCTACTTCAGTCGACCCCCAAAAGAATCCTTGCGTGGGAGGCAGCTTACTAGGATTCTTAAGATGGTAAACATCCTCAAGAATCTCTAACAGTTCAAAAAGAACATCTTTATCTAGTTCATAAAGATCGCATTCATCTACACCTGCCTGAACAGTTGTAACAAACCACTGATGCAGTGCATTAAACTTACGCCAGTATGCAACCTCTTGGAAGATTGAGTAATAATCAGGACACGTATCTTCATACGGGCGCTGCAATGGTTCAAACTCCGCAACTTCTGGCTGTCCAGGTTCCGGATTGCGATTAAGATCGCTCAGTTCTTTAATAGAGTGAGCAGTCTTCTTAACTTTAAATATATACATGTCAAGTCCCATACGTTTATTATATTAGAGTTCCTTAATCCCAGAGTATCTTCTCAGTAAATTCAAATGTCTTTACTACACGTGTACTCCTTGGATGTCGTTTGTTAATTTCTTTCTCTGCGTCTTCAGCGCTATGATACAGACCACAAGTTTTCAACCAAAAGCACAAAACTTTTGATTCAATCTTGTAGTATTTGTCGTTTGTGAGGGGATTTTTCTCTTCTATGATTCGATAGTGTGAAGTCATATTCTTATTATTATTCCTTAATACCAAAAATCTTCATCACTAGCTTTATAAATGATATAGCATACTGCAAACATCGCGAGTGAGCCTAAAATTATTGTTATCCACATATCACTCATAAGAAAATGTTTTTACTACTCTGTTTGGATTTTTCATCAGTTTCATAACCATATCTTCTGCGGCTTCCGCTGTCGCCCAAATTCCATAATGATACTCTGTGACCCAAAACCAAAGAAACTTTACTTGAATTGCATAGTATATTCTAGCAGTTCGATGATCTATGCGTTCTACAATTCTGTATTGTTTACTCATCTTGTTTATGTTGTTTAGCTAGTTTCTTTGCCGCAAGAGCATAAACCTCAAAGAAAGTTTCGCGGTCTTCTAGTGATAGCTGTAGCACTCGCTCACCTACAGTCTCTAAGAATGTGTCTTCTTCTTTAGAATCATAGACAAGATCAGCAATCACTATATTATTCTCTTTGCCTTCAAAGCAGTTCTTGTGAATGCTACACATATCTTTTATGATGCGATCTCCAATATCATTCCAACCATCATCAATATATTCCTGCAATTTACCATATTTAGGATTGGGAAAGAACTTAACAATAACAACTCTTTTGTCTACATCTTCTGGAGGTTTACCAATATAAGTCGGAGGCTGTGCGCCAATGTTGTCAATTCTAATCTTCATAGTTTTGTTCGGGTACATTATTATCAAAGAGTTCCTTCCAATCTTCTACTGCTTTCTTCTCCTGTGAAAAGCCGTCTTCATCCATAAAGGATGAGAAACTATCCGTAAAGTATGCAAGTGCTCGATAGAGTGCATGTCCTCTTTCAACGAGCTTTTGATTGAGTTCTGCTACGGGTTCGCATGCGTAACATGCGCCTTGAAAGCCATTGTGTAGCCTATAGTTTTCTTCTTTGAGAGAGTCAATCTCTTGTTGTAAATCAGCAAATCTGATGTCAAGTACTTCACGTATGGAATCTAGTCTATTCATGTTATGCTCCTGGTTTTGATCCAACTGCGATCTGAGATTTGAAAGATTCTCCACAAAATTCAAAACTCATTATATCTCCGAATGGTCCTTCTTCGATGTCAGAAAATTCCACCTCGTCGGTTGAAATCCAACCCCATTGTCCAGCGCAAACCCAAGTTTTTTGTTTCATATTCATCAGTGTTCAATTGTGTCGTTAAAGTGTGGGACCTTTTCCCATCCAACCATCTTGCATTTATAGAATGTGCCGTTGATGCCAATTACGTCTCCACGAGAAAGTGAGTGGAGCTTCGCATCAGCGAATGTCTGACGCACAAACATCTGCTCAGCGTCAAGAAAACTTTCTGGGGCATTGGTCGCTTCGAACAGCCATTCAGGAGTATTGTCTTGACTATACTCAGTCATGCAGCGAAATGTGATGTGTCGTTGGCGATCGTCAGCGTCATCGACAAATCGGTTATTGAGGCTACGATAGAGTGAAACTGTGGCTACGGCAGAGGTAATATCAGTGGTGGTCATATTGTTGCTTACAGGATTATTATACACTAAAACCCGCAAAAAGTACACAACTTTTTTCATAAAAGTGAAAAAACTTCACTTTTTTTCAACCTCCAGGGTCAAATTTCAGTCAATTCCAGGCCCCGGTCTCAGTCTGGTGACGTATGGAAAGCGTGGAATGCCATCTGGGGTAAGATTGAAATAGGTGCATGTAGCATATGTTCCACGAAGAGACTCAGCATCCTTTAAGAGCTCTTTCAAAAATGAGTGTGTGCCTTTAATGTTGCTTCGAAAGGTTTTTCCATCTGGTCTTTGCAAGACCGCATAACCAGCCATGCCGCTCTTGTTGCCATTGCCTTCGCAAATTTCAACAATGAGATATTCGCCATCCTGAAACTCTTTGCGCTTGAGCAGCGAGTCACTACGCTTACACTCGTATGGCGCGTCAACTCGTACCATCTGACCTTCATAGCCATCTTGCAAATAATTTTCATATGTCGCATCAAGGGAAATCTCGTCACATACCATAGTGGTAGGTACATCCACAATAATGTTTGGATTTAACTTGAATGTGTTTGCATAGTAAGCAGCCTGAGAGGAACGTGCCGAAAACTTTTTACTTGGGTCAACCGTATCATACCACCAAAATTGGATCTTATTGGCACACTCCTGTAGGTCTGCAGCGGATGGTTTGGTTTTTTTCACAAGACTACAAATACTATTAAAGTCATCCTTATATTTGTGAGTATAAAGCTCGCCATCAAGCACAAGATCTGGATGTGCCTTAAAAAGAGGAGCCAACTCCTGCAAGATATGGGGAATCGTAACCCAAGGCTTGCCATTTCGTGTAGTTGCCCCCTTTGCTGTGATGACTGCTCGTAAACCATCAAGCTTTGGTTGACTATAGACTGGATAGACGACACGACTTTTGCGATCTTCCCATTTTTTAGCAAGCATTGGCTCAATATAAAGACTGCGATCAATGTCAGCAATTGACTCAAAACAACCACTTTCCTTTTTCTTTTTCCAGAGTGCTTGTGCCTCGAAAAGTGCTTGAGCTGAAATGTCGCGCTCATTTGCTCGGCCGACATTAGTGGCTTCACATGTGGTCCACAGTGTGGTCACAATCTTGCCTCCGACCTTGCCATGATGGGTACGACACCGTCCATCTTCGATTTCAATCGTCCATTCTTGAATGCTCCCAGTCGATGTACGACTGTATAGTGTAGGTAATTTCATACGATATAAAGTTGAAGTTTAGCGCATGCCACGAACATAGTCCTTTTCACGGAGTTTGTGATAGGTGCGTTCAAGAGTCTTCATTCCAGTATGGGTGCATACAATCCAACCGTCTGGTTGACGAGTAAAAGTCCATGCTGCTCCAATGCCAAATCGTCCTCGTTTTGTATAGATACCAAGGGCTTCGGCTGGGGTGCGAGCAAGTACTGTCGCTTCTCCACCAGTTTTTGTCTTTACAATGTATTCTTTGTCCATATTTTTGTGTGTTGAGAGATTAGAGAGCATAGACTCGGCTGTGTTTGCTTTTACAAATGACCTCGCCTGTAAATTGACCTTCTAGATAACGGGCTCGTAGTGTGCCAGCATCGGTGTCTTCGACTCGCTGCATAAGTAGAGCGCCTTCATAGTTAGAACTTTTGAATAGTCCACCAACTGGAATCGCGCTCAAAAACCACCGTAGCTTTCGTGGCGTCGCCTTGGTTGGTTTGAAGAGGTGATGAAAGCGAACCGAAGTGGGGGACCAGCCAGAATGTTTGAGAACTTCAAGCACAATGAGTGGTTCGTACCATTGCTCTTGAATTATATCAGTGACACGATAGAGTGTGATGTCATCTGCAACGTTGCTGTCTTTGATGATGTCTCCAATGCGAACGTCTTGCTCAGAGATATGAGCTTCATAATCAGCGAGGGCAAGTTCTGCAGCCTCTGCTAATGTGGCGGAGTATTCTTCGGAACTGACTTCTGAGGCGTAGTAGGTGGTGGTCATATTGTTGCTTACATGGTCATTATAGCATAAACCGCGACAAAAGTACACAACTTTTTTCATAAAAGTGAAAAAAGGTCCCGGACGGTGTCCCCGTATAGAGAAAATGACCTCCTGGAGGCCTAAAAAAGCTCACAATTGAGGGATATCTGCACGGAGATACCGAAAAAGCTCTAGGGTTTGACGAATATCATAGGCAGCATCATGCGCGGCAGACTCATCCCATCCTAATTCAGCACATTGACACAGGGTTCCAAGTTTGAAATTTGGGAGAGCGCCTCGTACCCTCATTGTCATCCATGCGGCGGCTTGCATCACACAGATTGGTGGGTTCCAAAACCAACTGCCAAAAAACTGATCTCCATTTTTCTCAAAAAACCTACGAATAAAATCAATATCAAAAGCAGCGTTATATGCAACAAAGTGAAGCTTGTCCTTTTTATCAAACCTATCACAATGACGTCCTAACATTTCAACTAGTTGCGAATATGCCTCTCGAGCAGAAAGAGGCAAATCACTTAAACTTTGGAGAGTCATTCCTGTTTTTGTGAGTGCTTCGTCCTGAACGTATTCTAGAGACAGTGGACGAAATCTCAAATCACATTCTTCAAGAACGTTAAGATTTGCGTCAGTAATTATTCCACTAATTTGAAATATTTCATTCCGGTCACGATCAAGACCAGTTGTCTCTACGTCAAGAAAAAAATGTTTGTATCCTGTGTATTGTGTGCTCATGATTGCTTATAATAATATAGTTTATGAGAAAGTTGAATGTTTGATAGTAAGAGGTGAGCCTCTGGAGTTGCTGGCCGGCCTATATGAGTTGAAAATATATTATGCACCACATTTGCGACAGAGATGTCGTCATCTGTATCCAAAGAAGACGCATGTGTTTCAAACTGGAAAGCCGATCGATATCCAGTTTCGGTTTTAGGATTTTGCGCGGCATACATCCAAGTTTGAGACTCTGGGTCCGAACAAACATATTCCCATAATTTTCCATAGTTGCACCATATTGCACTGATAATATATTCACGCACGTTTATAGCGGTGTTGTTATAGTTTTTATACAGCGAGCACAACAATATTCCAGAACTTATAATCTCGTGAGTGTGGTTACATAGACCTCCAACATATGAGTATGGAGAGTCTGGTTCCAGACTCAAAGGACATGTCAAAAAGGTTGGTGAGTCAAGTACTGGGAGACAATAATCCACAGTATTTGAGTCCTCACACAGCTTTTTAAGTTCATCTAGTGTTAACATATTTTTTTTTAAAATTCAGCCGCATATGGCATGCCATCACCACCTCTAAACACATAACCATTTACATATTGAGGATCAGGATCAAACCCATGTGCAACCGGGGTAATTGTTGTCCGGCGATATGAGCGATAACAATTGTATGACCGGTACGTAGATGATGAGTGCGAACCAGAATATCTATAGTAACCAACCGATGAATAGCCGGTTGGGGTATATTCGACAACACAACTTGTTAAGCAAATTGACAGCAGTGCAACTATTAAACGTTTCATATTAAAGGCTTTCGTCAATATTTACAAACCCTTCATCAATCAAGTAAGAAACTATAGTTTGTAGTGTCACTAGATCTGGAAGTGGATCCAATGTAAAACAGCCATTGACATAGTAGACATCATGACCGCGAAGGTGAGCAATAAAATTTGATTTGTCATTCATGCAGTCAAAAAGATATACAGTGTCATAAGAATCAAAATGATCATAGTAATGCCCTGTAAAGCTTTAGGCGACAACATTTCGACTATGCATAATGCTGCAAAAATTTTTAGATTATGAAAATCTTTATTAAAAATTTTAGTAATTGCCCAATCCGCCCACAGCACTTGTAGATATATTCCAAGTGCTACAATTGCAAAAAAAGCAATTATGAATGCAAACGCCAGCGGCTTAGATATAACTTTCATATGACTTAAGACTGAGCACTAGCCAATTCCTTCAACTCATTTTCTAAAACATCAACTACTCTCTCGAGCGTGAGGTTTTCAGTTTGAAGGTCAAGTGCTTCAGCATAGCGGCCATCGGGCAAAATCTCAGCAATATCCTGTAGATTAGAGGCAATATCAGCATTAAACTGATCGATTAGTTTCTGTAGTGTATTTTTCATAGATTAGTCTTCAAGTGTAAATGCAACCAAGCACAGCATTGCGGCAAAGATGGGGGAGCCCCCGACGAGTGCGAATGCTGCACCAATATAGAGCAATTTACGATGATTGCTATTTGACATATTTTCTATACGTTCTAGTAGTGTTTTCATGCAGGTGTTTTCTTATTACGTTTTTTAGCCTCAATGCTGGCAATCTCTTCCTCCAAGGAGCGTATGATGCCATCATAGCTATGAATAACGGCACCGACATTATAACCGGCTCGTTTGATAAAAAACCCGCCAGAACCGTCTACCAGGGCTTCACGACTTTTGAGGTGAAGCTCAAGGTCAGTCTTTAGTGTTTCGAGGTGTGTCATATTGTTGCTTACATGACTATTATACCACAAAACTCACGATTTGTACACAACCTTTTTCACAAAAGTGCATAAAATTCTCGACAAAATAAGAAAAATGTCTAATCTGGCATTAACTCAACACTATTTATCCGTTCCGGAACCTTCGGGCATAGTTTGGATAGGTCCTTATTTATGCTTGTCTTTTTTGGGGTTTTCTATGTACCATAGATTTATCTATATAGAAAACCATAGAAAACCCCAAAAAAAGTGAAAAAAGTTTATTTTTTTATGCTTCAAGCACCTGTACAATATATCGTAATATCTTGCTGCGTACAATCTCGCTTTCTCCAAACTTAAAGGTGTGTATGTTATTTTCTACAGCAGATGTATTGTTAAATCGAGAATAGACATCTGGATAGCCCGAAAGTTTTCCAATATCTGACTGCTTAAGATCTCCGCAGATTACATATTTTGTATTTTTACCGAACCGAGTAAGTATCGTTACAAGCTCTGAACGTGTTAGGTTTTGTGCCTCGTCGACAATCACAACACTATCATTGAATGTAAGACCACGTACAAAATTTACTGGAGTGGCACTCACCACATTTGCGTTGCGAAGTTGCAGACAGGTACTCTCATCTGTAATCTCGCGTATTTTTTCTAGACATGGCATTGCATATGGCAAAAACTTATCGTCAACCTCACCAGGCAATGCACCAATGCTACGAGACGCGCTTTCAATTACGCTGCGTATATAGTTTATATGCTTAATCTTTTTGTCCTTAAAGAGTTCCAAGGCAGCAAGTACAGCAATATAACTTTTAGCGCTTCCTGCAGGACCGTCAACAAATGCCATGTTTGTATCGTCTGCCTTTATACAGTCATAAAATGCCTTGTGCGCCTCATTAAAGTGAAACGGCTTTTTGACTTTAAAATTAAAGCAGAAATTTAAAGCAATCGAGGACTCAATGTTAGTTGAGTCCTCGGCGAAAAGATCAGGTTTTGAAGGCGATGCCTTTTTCTTTTTTTCTCGTTTGGCGGTGGCCATAATTTTATTTGTTATGTGTTGTTGGTGTTACCATGCTATAATACATCACTCCATTAAAATTAAGATTTTTTAGGCACGTCTGTGTCTAATTCGCTGCTGAGCGCAAGTGTGGTTGCACGCTGTGAGTCATAACGTGCGCTTTCGATCCACGTTCCATTAAAGGTTGTCATTCCATTTTTAACCTTTAATAACTTTGTTGCTGTTTTAGCATCATAGCCTTTGTGCTGCACCACATAGTCAATGAGTGACACTTCTGTTCCAGCTACAGCAAATATTGGAGCAGGAGCAGCGGTTTTAACTTCACTGCCTTGTACAAGTGAGATGAACCAATCCTTTTTAACCTTTTTGCCAGGACAGGTTTTACTTGTCTTTGGGTCATCGCGATGAAACTTTAATGTGTTTTCATTAACTGGCATGTCTAGCCAATTGAAGAGCGCCTTTGTAATTGCAGCCGTATTTTTCATGCATGCTAATCCACGACCAGTTAGTGGATCTTCACTGTCATAGTCTCCAAGTATTTCGATGCCTATAGAGTTACGATTAAATGAAACTGCATGTATGCCAGGAACATTCAGTGGGGTCATGCCAAAGATTTGATCCTCGTCAACAAAAAGATGTGGTCCACGATTCCAACCGAGTGATTGGTAATATGCCTTTATGTTTAAGATATGTTGAGCGAGCAACCCACTCTTGCGCTGCGCCAATGAAGGTGCACCTGTGTGGTGTATAGTGACACTCTTTACATATGCAGGCTTTTTAAGCGTGCTTAGATATTCTTTAAATGACTCTACTGTCCAAACTTTACCAACGTTTGCGTATGACATAACTTTTATTTATTAGAATTTCCTATAATTATTGCTCTGCGATAGCTATAGTCGCTATGAAATTTTTGACCACGCCCGACTAGTGTTCCTTCAGCAAAGGTGTATTGTTTTCCTTCAATGAGGGTAACTGTCACCGGATCATAGAGCGCCGAGGCGTTCAAGCTTTCGTTTTTTTCTCGTTGCGAGTCGTTCAATCCGCAACTTTGCAGCAGGATCACCAGTGGCAGCAAGCTTATCAATTTCATCTTCGATTCGATCTATTTCAGTCTCTCGTTGCCATGCCACCCATGATGCATAGGCATTGCATGCAGCGGCAATGGCAATGAGCAGTGTGTTCATTATTCACCTTTATCTTTAGCCTTGCCAAAGTTTAATGCAAGAAAGTCGATGATCGCATAAAACTTTGCGAGTGTTGTTCCAGGAGCAGGTGTTGGAGTTGCTGCAGCAATTGCACTAGCAAGAGCAATAACAGCGGTTGCGATTCCAAACCAGCTTTGTGTCTGTACGAAGTTTATGAGTAGTTCCATATGCTTTAGTATTTGTTATTAGGCATAATATAGAGTCATTCACTAGTTGTATTTATACAAAAAGGCATATCAAAAAATGATATGCCTCTCTAATTTTATGTATGCTTAAACAGGTGTTTAAAGCCCGTTTAGTTTATCATATTCGCTTTTTAGATATTTTTTTACTGTATATTTTAGATGCAACCCTGAATTTTTCAGAGTCTTTTGTTTTATATATTCCTTTATTGCTGCGTTGTCACTTTGAAAAAAGCATGCGCTTGACCCATCAGACCACTTCATAATCATTACGATAGTGTCTTCTGGAGTCCCCTCTTTCATGCCCCATTGTATATTTTAGAGATGATGCCCTCAAAAGCTTTTACCTTGTCTAACCGATTTGGCCAGTAAATATAATCCTTTTCTGGGTTTTTCTTTAGATTTGAGACAAGAGGCAAGATAGATTTATAGAGCGAATCTAGGCGAGTCTGAAGTTCAATCACTTCATCTTCCTTTGCATTTGCCGCACGAACTACCTCTAGTTCGTCTTCTGCAACAGCAGTAAACCCAAAATCAAATACTTCGTCTGACATATTAAACCTTGGTTTGCGGTTTCTTACGAACTGCTGTCTTTTTATTTGCCTGTTTGGTCGGTTGCTTTTTTGTCGCTGCTTTTTTAGCAGCATCTGCAGCAGCTTGCTTTATAGTTGGCTGTTTTTTTGCAGGATTTTTATATACCGCTTTCTTTTTTGGTGCAGTTTGTTTTTTTACAATGGGCACTTCTACTGGTGTTGGCATTTTAAGCGGCTTCAGTTTACGCATCGCAATATACTCAGAGAAGAGTCGGCATGCAACGTAAAACAGGCTGCAAATCGCGCCAAGACTAAGGGTATATGCTAATATTGTAGTTATTGTTGTCATCATATATTTTGTATTTATCGTGGTTCTATAGTCATTTATAGATTTTTTATAGTAATTTTACGTTAGTTGTCCTCCAACCCATTCTTTGCTCCATACTGATATAGAGTCAGGTGTATAACAACCTTCTGGGATTGATGATGCGGCTTTATTGTATTTTCCTGCTAACACATCACATAGGTGATTCCATTCTTCTGCATCAAAAACCATCTCTTTGCCTTCTTTATAGATACAAATTTTTTCTGGCTTATAAGAGCCGTCCCATTCTCTTAAAAGATTTGCTAGTACACTAATCATATTTGAGTTCCTTCTGTATTTCCTTCTTACCATCCTTACGCACACGCTTATTTTGCACGCGTCTCCAGTACTTGCGTAGATGCTTCCACCATTGAACGGTCTTTACACCGCCTTTACTCTTAGCTGAACTACTCATGATTTTTACTAGGGTTGATCGTTTTTACTGTGCAGTGAAAGTTTGCTATGCAGTAAACAGTTAAGGTCACTGCTTAGCTCATTGATAGGGCGGCAGTTCCCACTTTTGCGGCACAAATGTCTTGCATGAAAAGTTATCGGTGCAAACGGTTAATGTATCATCATACTCTTTGAGTTTTTCCTTTAGTATCATAACCTCTGCTTCAAGACGATTAGCATCAAGTCGATAGCGTTCAGCGTTCTCTTTTACTTTGTTATGTTCCCGCTCTAACTTACAACCTTCTCGGTAGCATTGATCGAGTTGCCAATTCATCCTTGGGGTTGTGGATGTGGGTTGATTGAATGCTGAATCCATTCGTGGTGTATCACTCATATGCGTCTGTATTTTCGTTCGAGTCCTTTTTTCTTATATTCTTTCTCAATATACTCCTCTACAACCGTATTGCCTTCATCGCCCATTGCTTCACTGCTGCAAGATTTGCATCGAAGAATCGGAATGTCTTTGATAGTAATGCTTCCAAGGACAGGCTCTTCATATGTCTCTGTGATGCACACTCTCTTAAGAATGCCATTGCAATCCCAGCACAAAAGTTTTTCTTCGGTATCCATACCTAATTATATTGGTGTTCCTTTTATTTCAGTAGGCGTGTAGAGGTGATCTTTTCAGTAATGTAGAGAGCAGGAAATCTGTCTTTATCTTTCTTTAATTTGTAGAATTCCTCTGCATCACTCTGCTTGCTGAACATAACTGTCTTCCGGTCTCTTTGCGTTACCGACTTCCAGGTAACAGTGAATGTGGTGTCGATGTCCTGTTTCATACTCTTATTATATTAGTGTTCCTTACGAACTATTTTCATTTGCTCATCATAAGCACCTGCACGTCTCTCTTCTAAGACTCTATCAACAATATCACAGCATTCTTCGAATAGTTTGAAGCGCTCTTCGAATTGTTTCTTTTTATCCTCTTCCATGTAAAGATTATATCAGTGTTCCTTTGTCTCAACCCTTACCTTTAATCCCTGCTCTCTATAACTTAGAGCGCACTCTGCGGCATTACCATAGTCATCGTAATACACGCTGAACTTCTCATCTCCCTCTCCGACAATTACTATGAACATCTCCTTCATACTCTTATTATATTGGTGTTCCTTAGCTGAGCTTCTTGATCACGAGCAATTGCAGTACCATCGGATTACCATCGATGAAGAAGAGGATGGTGTTGTCTCCAATGCTGATATTATCTACCTTGTCGAGATAGGTGAAATCTTGCATGTCATAGTCAGCAGTGTACAATCTATCTTGATCGTCATAACCAACATACTGTATGAACTCGCTGTTAACAACAACAGCGTATGCGCTTGATACCAGGTCAATGAATTCGTCTTGTGTGATGGTCTTCATGTTATGATTGTATTGTTTAGATTTATTTAAGAACTGCATCGTTTTTAGACAGCATACTCGCTGGAACTTTCCATCGACCGCCACTAGTTTGAACCGTGACAAACTTAACGGCAATCTTGACAACATGTCCAGTGGTCACACCTCCACTTCGTGGGCTTGTAAATTGAACATTGTCGCCTAGATGAAGAGAAGCTTTGGTCTTTTGAGCAAGGCGAGTGCGGGCAAAGGTGATGGCTTGGATTATGCTATTGAGATCATCATTTGCAAAGCCTCCAGAGATGATGGCTGTATTGATGTCTTGTACGCTGAGTGATGCTGTTTTCATAGGTGGTGTGGTTTGTTGCTTACGTGGTTAGTTTCTTAGTCGATCGAGTCGTTCAACTCTTTGATGAGTTGAGCACGAGTGGTGATTTTGTCTTCGCGAGGGTCAAGTCTGAGCCAGTTGCCAAATTTGTCTTCAGCGATGATCGTCACCTTGTTGACCTTGGTAACAGTCATTGCCTTGTGCTTGCATTCAGAGGTACGACCGTCGAAGATCGAATATTGGAGGACGATTTCGTCTCCTACCTTGTAGGTTGCTTCTTGTTGTGGTGCTGTTTTAATCAGTTTCATTTGGTTGTGGTTTGTTGCTTACATGGTTATTATAGCATAAACCGCGGCAAAAGTACACAACTTTTTTCATAAAAGTGAAAAAAGGTCCCGGACGTAGCCCGGGCTTAGAAAAATGACCTCAGCAAGGCCATTCCGGACGTGGTTTTGGCCACACGACCTCTAATCCACGGCACTTGAGAGCTTCAATCTCTTCGATCTTTGTGTATACATCGAGTGCCTCTTCAAAGGTGTCCCAACTTTTACCGCTTCTGTAGAAACTCGAGTCAACGTCAAATGGATCGATGTCATTCCACATCCATAACCACTTGCGTTGAATATAGTATTTTTCGTGTGACAGTTTTGTGTTTCTGTTGCGATAGTCCTTTACGATTCTGTATTTTGGCATAAGTTTATTCTACTACAGTTCCTGTACGTGTTCTGTATTGACGCTCAAGACCTCGCTTCTTGTATTCTCTTTCGATGGTGTCATCGATATGCGCACCTCCTTCTGCGCCAATTACTTCGGCACCACATGAACAGCAACGAAACATCGGAATGTTTGCTATGACAGTTTGCCCAAGGCGATGTACGTCATAGGTTTCGGTGACGGTCACCCGCTGCAGAGTGCCATTGCATTCCCAACATTTTTCATTATTCATCTAATAAAGATCTCCTTCAAATTTATGCCTCCCAACTTGTAACGAGCATTGATTCTACACTCGGGATATCAAGTAAGTTTCTTCCGCCCGAGTAAGAAACCGCACTTTGAAGGTCCTGTTCTATCTCGAGCAGTTTTTCTGCATAGGTCATAGTGTCAAGATCTAGTGCACGCTTAACTCCTTCAACGTTTCGATATTCACCCTTGTTGTATTGAGAAGCACTTCCAAAATAAACTTTTTGACCGTCAATCATTTCAGCCGGTGAATCAATACATCGACTAAAGAGACCACCAACCATAACCATCTCTGCTCCGGCATGAATTGCTTTTACAATGTCGGCATGCTCACGAACTCCGCCATCTGCGACTATTGGTGGATCATCAAGTTCTCGCACACGATCAATGAGTGTGATACAACTATACATTGGAAAAGTAAAGCCAGTTTTGTTTTTTGTGCTGCACACACCTCCACCACCAATACCAACTTTTACAGCATCTGCCCCCCATTCAACAAGCCTGCGATAGCCTTCGGGAGTGCAGACATTGCCGGCAATGATTTTTGTATCAAGAGACAACGAAGAAATATGACTTAGCATCTCTTTCATAAGAATGCTATCACCATGAGCAATGTCGATTGTGACATAGTCTAACTTTAAATCTTCTGCTGCGATCTGCTCAAGTAGATATTTGTCGACTTCTTGCACACCTACACTGATGCTGATTGTTTTCCAACCTTGGGCAGCGCGAACAAATTCAAGGTTATCGACACCGAAACGATGCATGACATAGAAATAGCCGCGTTCACTCAGCCATTTTGCATGTGATTCGTTTATGACACATACCATATTCGAAGGCACCACTGGTAATTTAAATTGTGATCCTAAAAATACTGTAGAAACTTCAGCTCTTTGACGAGTCTTTAGGCTACTATAGCGAGGTAGCAAACATATGTCTTTATATTGATATGCAGTTTTCATTTGTCGTATTTTTCAAAAATTATAAGTGTGCCAATCGCAAGCGAAGTCATGAGAATACAATAGAGTACTATGGTCAAATCATTCATAGTCATATCCTATTTTATGAGTCTCGATCCAGCGATAATTTCTTTTATCACCTACACGCTCAATAGTCATATGACCATTTTCATATGCTTCACGATGTGTTTTATTAACACCCATCCAAAAACCAGCAATCATACACAAAGCAGTATGAATGACCAATAAAATTACAATAACAATATTCATAATTTAAGAATTCATCACCTTCAATAAATCTCTTCTATTTTCAACCAAAATTTCTTCATCACCAATCTTTACTTGCATTCCTCTTTCTCCCATATCATTGTCATAGATATACCACATAATCCAACCATCTGGATCGACAATATCTACTGTATCTTCAAATGCTTTCCAAACTGTATTGTAAATTGGACCATCTGGGTCTAAACACCCGACTTCGACTGCAGAGTCGATCACGCGCTTCAATGCAATATATGAATCTAAAATTTTGTTTAGTTCTTCAATAGTCAGTTGTTTGTTCATCTTATTTCTCCGATTTCTAGTTCGTCTAATATTGTACTCACACATCCATCAAAGTCAACTGAAGAAGAGGTATGAAAATGACCGCAATAATGACGAGACGCACCGCATAGTTTTAAAAGTATATCATGATCTTTGCGTTCTTGTACACACTCATCCCAAAGTGTAGAGTCACGATCACACCAGCCTAAGATTCCAGACTTATCACACGGTCCATTCCATGTTGGAGCACTGTGTGTAATGAGTACATCACACCGCTTTATCTTAGAAACATCCAAGACAAACTTTTCATCTGCCCAGTATGAAATGCCCTGTGCTCGCATACGTCGATCAATGCTGACAGCACCACCAACAAACAAAAATTCTTTATCATCTAGAGTCATTGATGTATAATCTGGAAGCAACTTGAAATTACTCATGCTTACCTTTCCATCAAAATATGCTGGGTCATCATGATTGCCGCGAATGCCTAGAAAATCGATGTTTCGACTTTTGAAAAAGGTGTTGATATATTCAAACTGACGATCCTGTTGCTTCTCGAGTTTAAAACCGACTCCAAGGTCACCAACACCGATCAAGACAAAATCACGAATATCGCCAGCTTTTATCTTAAGAAAAAGCGCATCCCACTTGCCATGAATGTCTCCTATTACAAAGATTGGCTTGTTCATAATTATTATTTACTCTACTCTATTAGCTAGTGACGCCGCCTTTACTCTTTGCTGAACTGCTCATTCGTCTATTGCATCAGTGATTTTAGACAACTTCATTAATGTCTGATACTGCCAACACATCAACACTTGTAATGCGATGCAACATTTGATTGCCAGTAGTGTAGTGTTTATTTACATAATAACGATCAACGACATCTTGAACTGTCCTGTCTTTGAGCATATCGTTTAGAATATTAAAATTGGTATTGAATGAATCACCGTTATCAAGATAAACTCTCAATGCTGTTCGGATATATTGCATCATAGTGTTATTTGTTTTTCGTCATGAATGGAATTTTTAGCTCCTTCATCTTAGCTATAGAAAGTGGTCGAGGAGAAGCCAACTCATAGACATTTAGAAAGTCTCCATAGATTTTGACTCGCTTGAGTTCCTTTTCTTTCATAACTCGATAGATTGGTATACTGCCTCGACCAGTATCAGTGTATGATTGAACTAGATATGTTTTCATAGTATTATTAGGCATATTGAAGCAGCGCTTCTGGTGAGTTTGCATACTCTTCGAGAATTTCATAAAGTTCCTGTAGAGCTTCTTGATGAGAATAGTATTCCTCAATGCTTACTTCCCACTTGTCGCGAAGAAGTCCAGTATTGGTAAACGTTCCAGTGATAAACTTATCTCCTTCTTTTACTACCTCGGTGGTGAAATACTCACCATTTGACATCTTGATCTCTACTGTTCCGTAATGTTTGTCGTCGTTGGTCATTCTGGTATCGGTTTGTTGCTTACATGGTTATTATAGCATAAACCGCGGCAAAAGTACACAACTTTTTTCAAAAAAGTGAAAAAAGTCCCGGAGTTAAGCCCCGTATAGAGAAAATGACCTTTAGGAGGCAAAAAAGGTGCTCAGAATATGAGCGATCGCGTTGTCTTTTGCCTTGAGCTCGACTTCCCATGTGACATCACGATTTGCAGAGACTACATGGGGAAGATGAGTCGCATAGTCAGTATGACTACGAGTGCTGCCAATGCCTTCGCTCCAATGAAACACTGGTGTGTACTTTCCCCAACTTTGACGAAATCGAGAGATGCTTTGAGACGAGTCACATGACGGGTTGCACGTGTCATGAAGATTGTCATAGACAAGTGGAAGATGACCGGCAAAATGTGTGTAGAGATTCTCGCAATTCCAGTATGCTTTGTCTTCGTTTTCTAACACAAGTCGATGACGAACGCCACGACTGCAACGTGCGAGATTTGCACAAAAGCGAGACACATACTCGCCAATCTTTTCACGCTTAAAGTCAGGGCTCTTGTTGAGATGCAGACACATTGGAGAACTATAGTTTGCTTTACATCCCATCATATCAAGTACATATGACTGATGGTCAAGTTCGCGAATAGTCTTGTCTACAACATCAGGGTTATAACTTGATAGGACATTAAACTGATCGGGATGTGAACTGCATGTGATGTCATGCCGCCGAGCAAATTCACCAGCCTTCGCGAGGTTGCTTGCGATATCATTAAACCCATGCAGGTCGTCGTAGCGCAACTCGAGCGTATGATCAGTAAGCAACGGAAAAATTGAACTCGACACACGATAGTGTCGAGCACCTGAGTCGATGCATGCCTGGAGAGTACGCAAGATGTGCTGTGAATTATGAAGTATACGCTCGGATAGTACTTGCAACCCACGCTCTCGACCAAGAGTTACAAACTGTTTGCGAGTCATCGTCTTCGCTGAGATCTTTTGGTGTGTCAGTCTTTCGCTTATACAAACTAGTCCCAGTCGTGGTGTCATGATGCATTATACCCTAAGAGCGCTCATATGTAAACAAGAAAATGGTGGATGTGTGGAGGATCGAACTCCAGTCCATGACTTCTCGACAATATACTTCTACAATTTATTGATTGATGTTAGGACAATCACAACCTAGATTGTTGTCGAGCAATCCCGCATCAATATTCGAATCGATGAGTCTATTATATTTTCGATATACAACTATCCGATCTTCCTCTGTGCCAACACACTGCATCGGAGTCGATGTGTTGGTGCGGTTATGCCGCGAGAGCTAGTGTATCTTTTTCGTTTTTCTTGCGCACTTATAGTCGTGCAGACTGTGCATTGCATATATTGTTTCAACAGTCATGTCGAAACCATGTCACACCCATTTAAGTTATTAATTTCTCGTATTTAAAAATTTATTGGAAACATACCAGTCGTCCCACTGAGATATATCTGTAAGAATTCGAGTGTAATGGTTCTTTTCCATTAAATTTTTAATTTCTTCCCGTTTGCTATGAATATAATTATGTTCTACTGTAAAAATATCAACGTCATATTTATCAAAATTAAAATTCGATAGAATATCAAATTCTGAACCTTCTGTGTCAATAGAAATAAAATCAATTGAAACAGGAATATTATAATCGTCTAAAAGATCTGTTAAGCTTATAGTTTCAACTTGATATGATATATAGTTTTCATTTCTGATAATTTCAAGATTATCCTCTAAAAAAGAAGAACATATTCCAGAAAGTTCTTCATTTCCAGATATTTCTCTAAATTCAACCGTTAAATTACTAGATGAATATACTGCTCTATGATCTATAGAGCAGTTTCTATTTTGCGATAGCTTTGTTTGAAAACTTTTTAATGGTTCACATACAACTCCACTCCAATTATATTTTTTTTCTAAAATAAAACTATTACTTAAAAATATTCCATCACACACTCCAAATTCTACAAAAATACCATTTGTTTTAAAATTTTTTAAAATCAATACAAATAGATCTTGATTTAGTTGAGAGTTAGATTGAATTTCGCTGATGCAAAGTTTTTCTTTTATTTCATGTTCTAACTGTAAAATAAAATTGTTATCATGAATTGATTTCATATTATTTTTTTAGCATATCATAAATTTCGCTTTCAATATTTTTACTTAACCCACCGTGCGACCAAAATTGTTTTCTTATATTTAATTTATTTGAACCTTCTATAAAATTATAATCATCTGTAAATTTATCAGAAAACCATCCTAAATATTCAAATTCTTCAAATATAGTTGCCATTATTTCAAATTTACCATTGCTGCCTGTTATTTTATCAT